GTGTGTTTGGTGAACGTGTGTTTCACATTTATGTTTTCTATTGTTTTTGTGGTTTTATATTTTTCAATTTTTATTTGGTTTTGTTGTTTTAAAGTGCAGTGTGGTGGTTAGAACAGTGCGGCTATCGAACCAGCGAACTCCACGCCTTTGCGCGTGGCGTCGAGCATTCCTGCTGCGACGTTGAGTATGCCCTCGACCTTGGTGATCCACTTGTCGGATAGCCCGTTTCCGAGCTCCGACATGATCTGGAGAGCGACGCCTTGCCCTGCGGGGTCGACGACGTTCCGCGACATGCCCGAGAGCTTGCCGATCAGTTCGATGTGGACCACTGCCTCATAGTAGTAAAGCTGTGGGTCGGTGGTTTCAGTCTCGATGGCGATTGCCAACGGGGCTGTGTCTAGTTCGGTGGTCGACGAGTTAACGACGTCCTCGAAGTCGAAGTCCGCGGGAGTGGTTGGAGACCATTCCGCGTGGAGCCACTTACTGGTGTCACCGCTGAGCGCCCTCCCCGAGGGGTAGGAGCCCAGCGACGCGAAGGTCTCTCCCGAGAGAGAGTTCTGGTCCGGCTCCATGAGGCCAATCGCGACACCGCCCTTGGTTAGAGCGGGTGTGCGGTTGACCACACGGATGCCGGCAGAGATGACCCTCGCCGCGATTCCATTGGCCGCGACGGAGGCGGCTGAGAATTCCGAGTTGGAGTAATCGGCTATGACTCCGGTTGCCGCGCTGTTCAAGCTGATGCTGTTGCCTGTGAACGCGCCGTTGGAGTGCACCATGGCCACTCTGTCATTGGACAGAAAGGCCTTGGGGTCCAACGCCACGTAACCGAAACCGTTAGTGCCCGACTTCATCGTACCTCGAATGAAGTACGTGCGCTTCGCCGTCTTACGGTTTAGCTTGTCTGGCACGCCGATGTCGGCGGACATGTCGTACGGGTTGACAAGGGTCGTCAGGTACTCGCGCAAGTGCTTCGGGAGCGCTGGGGACTTCCTCGCCCTGGGGCGGGTTGGTCGCACCGGCTTCCTCGGCCTTCGCGGAGCCTGCTTCGACTTCCTCTTTCCGTTGGACATTGTGAATGTATTGAATGTGCTGTGGGGACCAGGAGATAAATGTGCCTAATCCTAAGTTGTCTGAAAATGCCGAGAATACGGGCATTTCTAGTATATAGAGTGATGTGTTTTTGAGTTATTACACGTTGTTGTTGGGTTTATGATAACGTACGGCCTCGCCCCCAGGGCCGTACCTGTTGTTCCATGACGCAGCGTGGGGCTACTGCTTTTCATCCTGTTGCCTCAGATGGGTGAGGACTTCAGGGGTTGCGTGTACGACGACGAGCTTGCCGTGCGTCTTGAACACGCTTTTCTGAGCGATACGCCTTATCCCCCGCTGCCACTGCACCGGCACGATGGCCGTTGATGGGACCTTCGCATTGATGTATGTGGCTGCGGTGAACATAGCGTCCGCCCACCCCTGCGACGCCTCGCCTACGCATCCTGCGACCAGGATGGTTTTGGCGGCGGGGGCGCCGGGGTGGTCGCGTATAGCGACCACCGGGATGTTCTTGTCTAGGACTGTCTGTTTCTTTTTGTCTTCCTCACTGGTTTCGTCTACCGGAGTGTCTGTCGCGCCTGGGGGGGAGTTGTCGTCTCCGTCCACCACTGTGTTCGCCCGTGGGACTATCGGTACAGAGGACCAAGGGCCCATCTGCAGCAAGTCGTCCGTGCTCTCGGCCTGTGCTATATCCGCTAGGAACGTATCATACGGAAAGGTCGGGAGCTGTTTGCACATGAACGCTTTCATCCATTCGCCAGCCTCATTGGGAAACTGGACGGATTCAGGATGCTTCGAGTTCCAACGCCTGAGGCCCAGCACGTCCGCGGTGGGATCGATTTGGGTCAGGTCGACGTTTTCAAGCTCAAGTACTCGACGGGCGTAGTCACCAATTATGGGCGTGTTCTTGTCGGTCAAATAGTACGAGATTGCTTTCTCTTGCATCTTGGTAGCGTTTGTAATGCCTGGGGGCATGTTGGCGGTTGTGTGTATCTTGATTGCCTGCCGGCGGATGTCACAGCAGCTGTCTGTTCTTCCAATCCAAACTTCTGGGCTATAGAACCTCGCGAGGAAGTTCACCCCCGCGTCGCCGCGGTGGAATGTCATGGGCTTGATCACTTGGCCTATCATCCTACCTGCCTTGACTACGTTCTTGTCTGGTAGGTCTGGGGTGATGCCGTCGTCTCCTCCGTAGAGGCCGTCTCTTTCAAATGCTTCTTCACTGGACATGAAGTGCTTTCCTTTCTTCACCGTCCTCCAAGCGAGGTAATGGTAAAATTTGGTCAGCAGTGTGTTGAAGCCCGAGGTCTCCGGGGACCCTGAGAGCCGCGCAAACAGCGTCTCATACTTTATGCCGTTGGTCGTGTAACCGGTGACATTGTACTGGGAGTCGTGAAGAGAGATTATCTCGGCGTGGTGCTCCTCTGAGAAGAGCGCGAGGAGGAACATTCTTTCGAGGTCCCTCACCACATTGGAAACGTGGCCATCCATTCGCGAAGCGTCGTCTGCTTGCATTGTCTTGGCCTCAGTCGACATCTCCGCCACCCTTTTAGAGATAGCGGCCGGCTTCTTTCCGAAGGCGTACCACTTGAATCTCTTCAAGTAGTCCGAAACAGCGTATTGGACTGTTGAGTAGCGGTACTTGATGTTGGCGTCAATGGTGGAAATGATTCGTGGATCTTTGGTTTCTGCGTATGATTCCTTCTTTAGGAACGTGCTTGTCGGACTGGACGCTTGCGCGTCCGCGGAGTCGCCAGCGTGCAACTTGATCTGCTGCGTGGGGCGGGGTTGCTCCGTGAATACCGTCTCGTAGTCAATAGGGTGTACAGTGTGCCTGCTCTCAGCTGGAACCATTAGCTCGACGAAGTCTCGCATCGCGTTCATGAGAAACGCTGTTGGTTCGATCACATCAGACCTGACGTCAATGATGCGTCCCTGGACTGCTTGCCGCTCGTTAGCCTCGCAATTGAGGTTTGAGTAGCACGCGTCCGAGATGAGTGGCTTGGCAATGGCTTGTAAGCTCTGTTTGGCACTAGGGTCGTGCCCAGTGGTGGAGAATACGTAGTGTAGGATCGAACTCGTTATGGGGAAAACGTAGGTGTAACGCCGGGGAGTAGTCTCCCTTATGAACTGCGTCAATATCCCGCATCTGTCCTGGTCACCCTTGGGCAACGCGGACTTCACGGTGTATGACGTTATCGTCTTCGGCGTGTTCACGTGTCTGGAACGCAGCTCGCTCAGCACAACGGCGTCGACCTCCACGCTGGCTAGGTCATTAACCTTTGCTATGCTATGCGTGGTGGCGTCTTCGCTGTGTCGGGTGATCACGTTCCAGCCCTCATTGTGGACGTCAAGGCCGCCAAGGGCCTCACCGTTCACAAGCCAAATGGCCATGAGTATCATGATTAGGTCTATGGGAAAGTCTAGGAGCGTACGGAAAAATCCGCGTCCTGAGATGTCGCGCAGTCCTCTAATGGACCAGCTGCTCAGTGGGAAAAGTCCCACCATCTCATGGTGCGCGGCCCTTGACGGGCGGCGCGTCACCTCGTAGAAGGTCACACCCGTGGGGATGAACCAGAACCAGGAGGTGGCTCGTATGCAATCCCTGGACCAGTTCCAGAGTTTGTGTTTGTATTGTCCGCCACCAGCTACTGCTGCGTGGAGGGTGTTCTGCTCGTCGAAGTACCAAGAGTACCCGTTGACCATGGGGCTGGCAACGGTTGGGGGCACAAATGTGTACAGGAAGGTCGGTCTGCTCACGGGGGCTGCTGCAAGGAACGCGGGCATATCAAGCCAGTAGTCCACGTCAATCAACATGGGTGCGTTGCCCTCACGGCAGGTGTCCTGCGGCTCTTGCTTAGTATCTTTGGCGAAATGCCAATCGCGGACACCGGCCACACCACGCGAGGTGGTGCGGCTGGAGCTCTGAATGTCATTTACTCTTCCCCCGACCAACGCTGCGACATACGTAAAGAAGTCTTCTGCGCCGGACCGGTCAGCGGCTGCGGCCGCGTGCGGGTTGGTGTCATGCAAGGATTTGGTGGGTAATGGTGTCTCTTTGAAAGCCCGTTGCCAAGACATTACGTCGTCTCGACGGCACAGGTTTCCGCGGTGCAGCAAGCTGCACAGCTCCAATCGCCACCCGTTGTATATCACGGGGACGATGTTGAAAATAGCCAAATACACGACGGTCATCAGGGACGCTGGAAGAATAACCAGGATGACGGACGTGGTGAAGCGCGTAAACGCGCCTAGATCGTTTCTTAGGATGGTTCGGACATGAGCCGGGGCAAGGTCATTCACGGCTGCGTTCCACGTCGCCGCCAGGAGGCGGGTCAACGGGACGAGCGTGTCTGTCACCCATAGCCCGTGCAGAAGCACGGTAGTTAGGAACACCAAGAGGCAACCCCCCACTAGTAACACCTTGCGGTGTTGGTAGAAGCGGGCGGAGCATTGGGCGGGTCCAGGAAGTATCATGTTGGTGGTTGTGTTGGAAGCGATCGGTTGTGACAGTATCGTAGTCAGGCGGGT